TGGACACAGGCATCGACCAGTTCGGACACATGGACACCAATTAACGCCCAAAACGATATTTGGACACAACAATCTTCGGGAAGTAACACATGGCAATAACAAGAGTTACCTTTGGAGAGTGGCTACCTGACCAGCCAGGGGTTATCGGTGCGCTGACCACGGCTAAGAACTGCTATCCGAGAGCCGTTGGCTACGGGCCGTTCCCAACCGAGGAAGATTACTCAGACGCAGCCGCCCAGAACCTGACTAACGTGGTGGCCGCAAGGGATGTGGCTGGAACAACCAAGGTCTTTGCATCTGGCACAACACGTCTTTATAGATTGGATTCGTCTGACTTCTCGCTAGACGATGTGTCGGCAACGACCTACACAAGCGCGACTATGTGGAAGTTCACCCAGTTTGGCAACAAGGTAATCGGCGCAACAGAGGCGCATACCCTGCAAGCCTACGACTTAACGACAACGGCAAACTTTGCCAATCTGTCCTCGGACGCACCCAAAGCCAAGTTTGTGACCGTGGTGCGGGACTTCGTGGTTACTGGTTACCAGACAGACAACCCAACTAGGGTGCAATGGTCTGGCATCAACAACGAGGCTACTTGGGCTGTATCTGCCACCACACAGGCAGACTTTCAGAACATTCCTGACGGCGGCAGGGTTCAGGGAGTTACGGGTGGCGAGTTCGGTATTGTCCTGATGGACAGGAGCATCTATCGGATGTCCTACGTTGGGACTCCCCTCATATTCCAGTTCGACAACATCTCTAGAAACCTTGGGTGCTACGAGTCCAACTCGGTCATCCAATGGCAAGGTATTACTTACTTCCTGTCCGATGACGGCTTTTACGCCTGTGACGGACAGCAAATAGTCAACATCGGCGCGGAGAAGGTAAACCGTTACTTTTTTACAACACTCAGGGAAGCAGAACTTGACCTTATGAGTGTGGCGGTAGACCCGTCCAAGAACTTGGTGATGTGGGGATACTCAAGCACAGACCTGACCTACCGAATCCTGATGTACCACGTTCCCACAAAGCGGTGGGCTTACGCGGATTCCACGGTAAACAGAATCGCCTCTAGTTCTACGCCAGCGGTCACGCTTGACGGGTTAGATAACTTCTCTGCCTCGCTAGATGCCCTGCAAACGCCCCTAGACTCGCGTCTATGGCTCGGCGGCAAGTTGCAGTTGGCAGGGGTTACGGGGGCTAAAATCATTACCTTTACCGGCCCAGCAAAGACCGCGCTGATTGACACGGCAGATATTTCCGCAGACCAGAATCAGTCTATGATTACCCTTGTAAAACCATTGGTTGACAACGGTTCTGGTTCGGTAGCCGTGGAGTCTAGGTTGCAGCTAAACGCAACCCTGTCCTTCCCGTCGGTTACTGCGGCAAACAGCGAAAACCGCGTGGGAGTTAGGTCTTACGGGCGTTATCACAGGGTCAGGCTTGAGCCGTCTGGGAACAACTGGTCGTCTGCCATCGGAGTAGACGTAGAGATTCAGCAAGCAGGTACTAGATAATGTTTCGTGTCCTACCGTACCAAGGTGGCAATCCTCGGCAGATTTCCGAGGTGGTCAACAACCTAATGAACGGCAAGTCCAATAACACGGGGACGATTACACTTGCCACGGGCAACGCCACTACGACTACCTTGGTAGACGAGCGTATTTCTGTATATACAAAAATTGTCCTGATTCCGTTCTCGGACGCGGCAGAGGCAGATTCTGCCCCCTACGGCGCGTTTCAGGACACGACAGACCAGAACGTAACGACGACCTCAAATGAGTACATCATCAGTTGTGATACGACTGATTACAGCAACGGGGTGGTTTTAGAGAGCACCAACAAGTTCCGTGTGCGTAATTACGGGATTTATAACATTCAATTTAGCATCCAGTTTGCCAACGCGGACAACCAGATTCAAGACGTAGACATATGGTTCAAAAAAGGTAGCGGAAGCGGGGCTGCTTCCAACATCGCGGGAAGTAACAGCAAGTTCTCAGTTCCAGAGAGCCACGGCGGCACAGACGGACACCTGATTGCGGCGCTTAACTTTTTCCTAGAATTACAGGCAGACGACTACGTTCAGCTTGCTTGGTCGTCAACCGACACGGACTGCGGAATCGAGCATCTGGCGGCGCAGACAAGCCCAACAAGACCTGCAACTCCGTCTGTAATCGTTACCGTGAGCTACATTGCTCCGGCGGCGTACTCAAACATTTACGTCTCTGCCCAACAGCAGGGACAGGCAACCATAAGCCACTATGCCAACTCTACGGCAGACAAGACTTATGCTTACATTTTGGTTGGATAATCTTTACAATAGGTGATATATGGCAGAACAAGTCACAACCTCGCAAATTGACCCCGCGTTAAGACCGTTTCTTACGCAGGGATTAGAACGCGCCAGAGAGTTATTCCTGACAGGGCCACAGCCCACGTTCTTCCCAGGCCAAACCTATGTCTCCCCATCGGCGCAGACAGAACAAGCCCTAGCCCAACAGGAGGCTTTGGCTACCGGCGCACAGCCAACACTCCAACAGGCACAGCAAGCCTACCAAGCATCTCTAGGCCAGATTGGACAGACAGCCGCAGGTGGCTTCTTACAGGGTTCTCCCTACCAACAGGCGATGCTCCAAGCCGCTACCCGCCCTCTTACCCAACAGTTCGGCGAGCAGGTATTACCAGGCATTTCTAGCCTTTATTCACGCGCTGGTCGCTACGGGTCAGGGGCAATGGAACGCGCCCTTGGCGGGGCTACGGAAGCCTACGGAAGGGCTTTAGGCGACGTTTCTGCCAATATCGTTGGACAGGACTACGCCCGTGAGCGCGGACTGCAACAACAGGCTCAAATGGGCCAAGCAGCACTAGCGCAACTTGCACCGTCTATCTACCAACAACAGTTCTTGCCAAGCCAAACCCTAGGGCAAGTTGGTGCAGCGCGGGAAGCAATCGCCGGACAGCCACTACAAGAGCAGATGGCTAGGTTCCAGTTTGGACAACAACAGCCGATTCAGTCGCTTATGTCCTACCTGTCATCTGTTTACGGGACACCGCTTGCCGGTTACGGTCAGCAGACTACGCAGTTGCCGGAGAACCGTCTTATGAGTGGGGTTGCTGGAACTGGACTTGGTTATGTTGGCGGTCAGGCACTTGGCTCTTTCCTAGGTGGAACGCCGTTTAGCCTTACAAGCCCAAGCGGGTATGGTTTAGCCGGTGCAGGGGTTGGTGGGTTACTAGGGTTCCTATGATTCCACGGGTACTACAACCCGAAGAATTAAGACACTACTGGCCCGAAATTGAATACGGGCTAACAGAAGTATTACGCAAGACTCCAAGCGCAAAGTGGATTCCAGAAGATGTTTACGCGGCAATCCTCTACAAGAAGGCGGTCTGCGTTATGGGGATGGTAAACGAAGATTTGCATGGATTCTTTGTAGGAAAGCCGCACGAGAACGGCATATTTGTGTGGGCGGTATATTCCGAAGGCAACCTAGACGAAGGTGTGATGCACCTAGTCAACTACGCCAAGGCAACTAATTGCAAGCACATCAGCTTTCAAACAGACCGAAAAGGTTGGAACAAGGTGGCACAAAAATACGGTTTCCAGCCTAATGTCTGGAGAATGGAGATATAAATGGGTGGTGTAGGCGATTTTATTCAAGACGAAATTATCGACCCCGTAAAAGAAGTTGGTCGTGACATTGATGACTTTGTAAACGAGGAGATTCCTGGCGGTTGGTATACCGTCGGTGCGGCTGCTGGTGGGGCTTACTTAGCCAATGCAGGAGCCGCAGGTGCTGGTACAGCCGGAACCGCAGGAACAGCAGCACCAATCGTTGACGCTACTTATGCGGCTGGCATGACCCCAACACCGGGTTTTACCGCAACCTTACCAACAACAGGTTCTCTGGGGGCTACAACAGCATTAGGCGCAACATCAAGCGCAGTACCCGGCTCCCTGCAAGCGTTTTTGCCTGAGTTGGGAGTAAGTACGGCGGCTACAACCGCAGGTGCAACGGCTATACCTGGTTCGTTCCAAGCAGCCTTGCCGGGAATACTATCTCCTGCCGCTGCAAGTTTTGGCGTAAAGGATGCAATAGACGCTTTGCGGATGGGAAACTCAATCAGAGGAATGTTGGGACAACCAGAGCCACAGATACCAAATATGCTTGGTCGCAATCAAACTCCACAGGGTTCGGTTGACTACTCTCAATACCTAAATCTTCTAGCCCAAAGACCTCGTCGGGCAGACATCACATCATTGTTGGGGTAACTATGAACGAAGAACTATTCAAAGCACTAGGTCTTAACGTAGAAAGCGCAAAGGAAAAGGCTTTCACGCAAGGGTTACTTGGTTCTATCTTCCAAGCGGCTGCACTATCTGGCCCACAGGCTCGCCCCGTAGGAAACCTTCAGGGGTTGGGGCAGATTGGTCTTGCGGGGATGGGCGCATACGAGAGTTCGTTCGACAAGACTCTACAAGACGCCATCAAGGGTTTGCAAGTAAAAGACCTGCTTGCCAAGCGCGAAGAAGAAAAACGTATGCGTGAGGCACAGCAAACTTTTCAGCAGAGAGTTGCCGCAGCTACGACTATGCAGCCACCGGGAATTGTTGCCGGTGCTGAACAACAAGCCGCCCTTATGAATCAGATGAGATTTCCAGGAGAACAAGGCGTTCCAACAGAAGATGTTGAAATGACAAAACAGGCTTTAACTTCAAACCTACCACGCAGAGCAGTTACAGACCAAGTTGCCGCAGACCGCGCAGTAATGGATTACCTTCGTGTAGCCTCTCCAGTAGAGTACGCAAAGTTGGTTGCAAAAGAGCCTCGTGCGCTTCCATCTTCTGTTCAAGAGTATCAGTTTGCCGTGAGCCAAGGATTCAAGGGCACATTTGCAGACTACCAAGAGCAGATGAATAAATCTAGGGCGACAAATATCAACCTTCCAAGCGAAGGTGAGCGCAAGGCTGGATTCTTGGC